GCTGTAGTATTGCCGAGTAATCCCAGATATCCCGCATGGACACCATCTCCGCTGCTAGTCACATTCGCAGCGGTCAAAGCTCCGTTCCCGTCTACCTTCGCAACGACTGTTCCCGAACCGCACTGTCCATTACTTCCTGTTGCCCCAGCGCACGCTGTAAAGAAGTTCCACGAAGAATTTGCCGCTCCCGCAGAAACTAGGGAAAGCAGGGTTCCAGTAAGAGTTGTCGTCGCGTTCTGATAGATACCGACTTGATTATGCGATCCGGTATTTGACAGTACCCAAAACTTCGTGAAAGGCGAGCTACCGAGATTGGCAGGCGTGACTGCAGACCCAATAATAGTCTGGCCTTGAGGTCCCGGTGTCTCTACGATCTGGAACTGTTTTGTTCCTCGAATACTTGCAGAGAAGCATGTATGAAACGATGAAGTTCCCGTATCGCAACCAAGATTGGCCGTGTTGTCCGTGGCAGATGTCGCCGCATCTGTAAAGAAGTTTTCTACAGCAATAGGCGAAGCGCCGCGATCTTGGTTGGTCCAAACCGCGCCCGAACTTGTCAGGCTGAAAGTTGTGTTCGGATTATCGCCGAACCAAGCTGCAGGGAAATTGTTGAGTTGAGTTGCGGGAACGTCGGCAGAGCCATCTAGGGAAGCATAACCATTTGCTATTGCTTTGTTGTTTTGCGTTTCCAGAACGGTTGTCGTGGTTGTACCGGCGTTATTCCATATCCACTGAGGAATAAAACTAGCCGAACAGATTGCAGACGTATTTGAACCAGAAAGCGTGATCGGGCAATGAGTAGTTGAATCGCCAATAGTAAGGACGCTCGCCAGTCCGCCTGAAGTAACAGCTAGGCCCGCTGAAGATTTAACAGTAAAGGTATTAGCTGTCGTCACTCCATCATCGAAGTTTGTGTCAGCCTTAACGTCTGCGGTTCCATTTCCGACTATTCCAACTCCAGCACTTAGAGCTCCAGCAGTGTGAGTCACCGTACCGCCAGCGGTAAGAGCGGCACATCCGGTTGCATTCCCGCTAGCCAGAATTCCAGTGGGCGCAAACCCCGCAGAACATAACGTTGGAGTAGCCGCTAAAGCTGTGGCCGTGGCCGCATTTCCAGTCGTGCTTTGATTCAGCGTTGGGAAGTCAGCCGCGATGGCGATACTCGGCACGCCTGTGGTGGTCGTATTTTTCAGGATGCCAGTAGCTAAACCTCCTAGCGATACGCCGTTAATCTTGCCTACGACCGTGGCACCCTGAGTGCCCGTGACATCTCCAACTAAACTGCCTGTAAAACTTCCCGAGCTACCTGTTGTATTCGAAGAAATCGTTCCTGCTAAATTCAGCGTGATTCCACCGCTTGAGCCGCCACCGGTCAATCCAGTCCCAGCCGTCACGCTCGTGATTGTTCCTACCGATGGTGTTGAACAAGCCCACGCCGTTCCTGACCATGCGAGAACTTGATTGGATGAGCACGTCGTCAGCAAGGTAAGCGCGAGGCTTCCCGAAGATCCGCCACCAGAGAGACCGCTGCCTGCCGCCGTAGTCGCGCCGGTGATTGTCCCTTGGGGCGGAACGGCGCATTGAGCGTTTCCGCTCGCTGCGATTCCTGTAGCAAATTGTTGTGGTGAGCCGCCGCACTGAGAAGGAGTAGAAGCTAGAGCACTTGCCGTCGCCGCATTCCCAGTTGTATTCGATGCGATTGGATTCGCCAGGGTGACCGTCACTGAGCCGCTAGATCCACCCCCGGAAAGTCCCGTTCCCGCAACTACATTGGTAATCGTTCCTGTTCCTGCATTGCCGCAAACCCATGCGGTGCCACTCCATTGAAGGACTTGATTTGTAGAACAACTCGTAATCAGGCCCATACTCACGGCACCCGATGTGCCACCACCAATTAAACCGCCGCCACTCGTCGGACTTACTCCGGTGATTGTTCCTGCGCCCGACGGAGTTCCGCAATTTGCATTTCCATTTGCTGCGATTCCCGTTACAAACTGGCTACCAGGGCATTGCGCTGGCACAGCGGCAAGCGCGGAGGCTGTGGCCGCGTTTCCCGTTGTGTTAGCGCTAATGAGGTTTGCAATGTTAAGCGTGACAGAACCGGTCGTTCCGCCTCCAGTGAGGCCTGTGCCTGCAGTAACTCCCGAAATTGTTCCCGTGCCAGGAGAAGCGCAAACCCACGCTGAACCGTTCCATTGCAGAATCTGACTGGTTGCGCAAGTGGTAAGTAGGCTGAGATTCAGCGTCCCTGTAACGCCGCCGCCTTGTAATCCGCTTCCCGATATAGTTGTCGCTCCAGAAATTCCACCGGGGCATGGAGACCATCCCCAATCTGTAGGCAACACTCCCGTAGAGATGAAGCAGTAAGCTACATTCGATGGAGTGGGAATCAGGGAGTCGAGTGTGCTGAAATTGCTATTCAGCAATAGTCCCCATCCCGGAGTTCCAGGGGCAGGGATATTCAACTTCAAATTCGGAGTTTGTTGCGCTATCGCAGACAAAGCTCCGAGCAGCACTAGTAATCCCAGTAGCTTTTTCATGTTTTTTAGTTTTCCGGTTTGGGGCGAATCAGAGAAAATAAATTAAGGCGCTAAAGGATTAATCGCGGTGTAGCTGACAGCAATCTGACCTGCGGTAATGGCCGTGACGTTGATGCGAGCCCAAGCCGCCGCTTTCGCTGTCACTGCCGTGGCAATACCTGCGGTTGTGCAGGCTTGAGATGCTACGATCCCACCTGCCGTCCACGTCACTCCGTCAGGACTGCTATCAACTTGCACCGTGCATCCGGTTACGGTCGTGGTCGTAAGCGGTTCCCAGCTGAGGCCATGGCTGGTATAGCCATTATGAATATCAATAACTGGGCCAAACTGCGCTCCGGTGCCAGAGGTCGAGAACGCAATGGTGACCGGATTGGGAGCGGTCGGAGTAAAGGTCTGCGCCGTCGCGAGGAGAGCGCTTAAAACAAATCCCCACAATATAAGTTTTTTCATGGAGTTAGCTTCCTATCGCCAGCCACCAAACTGAAGTTGGCATAGTAGTGGCGATAACTTCAAAAGTTGAAAGGCTAAGAATGAACATAGAAACAGAACTTCCACCAGTTGCGGCTGCGGTCGCATGTGCTGATAAAAACTGGTTTGGAAAAGCTATAGGAAGCGTTCCGACCGTTGGAGATCCCGGTGTCGATACAATCCCAAATTGGATAATGAAACTCCCGAGCCATGCCGGGAGTTTGAAATAGCTGCCACTACCGACGACGCCATGCGCCGTGCCAGCGGTCAATGCGGCAATCAAAGCGTTCAAGCCCAATACTTGAGTTTGTACAAAGTTAGTATTCGCAATATGTGTGCTGTTGTCCGCTGATGATTGATTAGGTGCTGTGGGGCCTGTTCCAGTTCCAGCGCCTAGTGCTGGGCTATTCGCTAGATCAGCATTCGTAATGATGTTCGAGAGCGCATTTATCAAGTTCGCGAGATTGGCGTCAGAGATCGTGTATCCCTTGTTCGCCATCATGGTTCCTAGTGCCGTAAGCACGGTGGACCATTGATAGAAGGCTTTGTTCGCCAATGCAGCGGCAAATTGAGAAGGGTCAGTTGCGCCTCCTGCTCGCTGCGAATCGGCTAGATACAGTGCATCAGTTTCCTGGTTTACAGCTCCAGGGTTCCACTGGATAATGTTTGTGCTTCCTGACATGTTTTCCTTTTTAGCCTGCCCAGTGCCCAGTTCCGAAGCCAGCTATATATGCATTACTTGCCCCAAATCCAAACACAGGCAGCGTCGGGAATTCGTAGGTATACTGCACGCCTTGTGGTCGCGGAATGATGTATCCGTTAGAAATCAAATCTTGAAGAATCGACGTGAATGCACCTGACAAGATAATCGTCGCACTCATGTTCTGGTTGTCGATCACGGCGATTTTCCCGCCAGGAAACAATGTAGGCCAGAGCGAGTAGAGACTATCAATCGAACCATTCCATTGATTCTGCGCAATCTTTGCCATCAGCAAGATACGATAGGTTGGATCATCCAGAATCGGACTGACACCCGCAGTAGGCTGGAAACTCACCGTGCGACCTACTCCAATGATCTGTCCGAGCGTGTCGAGTTGTGGTCCGATTGCTGCATGGAGATCAAAGGCGTTCACCATGCCAGAGATCAACATCCCAGCATCGATAAAAGGCTGTAAGCATGCTGTCAGAAATGCATTTAGGTTTGGAGCATTCTGATATTGCGAAGTGAGAAGTGAAAGATAGTAACCAAGCGAAGGAATGACATAAGGCAATCCGCCGCCCGTGCCATAAGGTTGTGCTCCATAACCTGTACCGCCAGGCGGAATAGTAACTCCGCCGAAAGGACCAGAACTGAAAGCTCCACTACTAAAACTGCTCATGGATAAGAATGAGACTACTTAGCGAACAACGGTACAGCGAATTGCAGTCCCAACGGGCGTAATTGACCCAGTTGTTGGATTGGAAAGCCAAGGTGTAACTGTGTTCGCGGTCACTACAGCTGGGAGCACTTGAATACCGGTTTGCCAACTAGCGGGGGGGGCTGCATTGAGAGAGCATCGTGCAGTGTCATTCGTTGTAGCCCCAGTTATCGTAATCGCTGGTTGTGCCTGCGAATTCCCCGCGGCAATGGCTGTTCCGTTCGAAGTTGATGTTCCTGACCCGATTGTCTGCGATAGAGGGAAAAATGACCCGTTGTTATAGGAGCACTTTATCTGGTGGGCAAACGGATCTCCATAGCAGACATCAGTTCCCGCTGCCCCCGAAGGCGCAGTGCTTTCTGTGAAGCTGACACCAACATTCGTAGAGATAAGGAGATTTCTGAATAAGCAACTAGGCTGTAGGGGGGCTGGCGCTACAGGGCAATCGAGAGTGAGTCCTACCCAAGACCCGCTCTGCTCGGATGTTACATTGTTAAGTAAGCTATTCCCAGAAAGCGTAAGAGAATTTCCCGCGGTGGGGTTGATCCATTCTGCGAGCGTTATCCCTGATGTATTGACGATATTACCGAACCCAGTAAGTCCCGCTCCAGACCAGCTAATCATACTCGTAGTTGATCCCGTGGTCCGATCATCTACGAAGTAGTTCCCTTGAAGATTTAAAGAAACGTTGCCGGTAGCTGTAATGTAGTTGCCAGTTCCTAAACCGGAATTCTCGAAGTGGTCGTCTGAGTCGTTAACAATGATGCTTCCGCTTATATCTTGAGCCAGAGTCGTGTTGTCATCGAAAGAAACATTATTAATAAAGAAGTCACCAAAGCCTCTCAATTTCTGGCCTGTTGCGTTCTGACAGATACATCCGCCATCCCATCGGATATTTTCATTCACGAAACCAGACGGCTGATAAAAGCCGAGAGTGTTTCCAAAGGCGGATACTTGACTTAAACGAACCATGAAAGTCAGGTTATTTCCAATCTGAAGTGCAGCTGCAAATCCGCTTCCGCTTTCTCCAATCTGTACATTATCTAGGACTGCTCCCTCCGCCCCATGACTTGCGCCGAGTAACACCCCTATCGAAGTATTACCCGAGCACGCGGTTGTTACGCATTCTCCTATGAGAATAAAATCTCTTAACCCTGAGCCATAATGATGACTGCTTCCCCAATCAAGCGTAAACGCTGCCGTGCTTCCAGTTCCCGTCCATTGCACACATACTGGACCTGCGGGGTCGCCTTCAACCGTGACATAGGAAAGCAGCGCAACCGACGTAGACATGGTGTAACAGGTGCTGGCGGCGGGGATTCGGATGCGACAACCGGATGTAGGGCAATCAGAGGAAGTCTCTGCCGAGTTAATCTGAGCGCCGAGGTCGGCACCGGAATAGCTCAGCACATTTAATACATTATTCACTTTGTTGCTTGGGCCGGTGAAGGCCGTGATTCCAGTGAATGTCTTGTTGCCGCCAATGGTTTGATTACTACTGAAGTCCACAAACCCTGTTATGCCAAACGGCACCCATGATGATCCATTCCAGCGGCACAATATATTTGTGCTCCCACCTCCAACCGTGCAACTCAAACCAGCGGCGTCGGTGACTCCAGCAATCGTATTGAGATTAGACCCGCCTGGAAGCGTGGCTACTGTGTACGTTCCAATCGGCGTCTCGTTGACCTGTATCCCATGCAGTAAAGTGTCAAGCTGAAAGAAGTTGCTGTTTATTAAATAATTCCAATTTGGAGTGTTGTAAGTCGGAACGTTGAATCCATAGTTCGGCGTCGTAGTCTGAGCCCATGCAGTAGAACTCAACAAGACTATCCAGAATAAAAGTTTTTTCATAGCTATTTAGATTATCTAGTGAGTGTAGGAAATTGGAGCACTCATGCGGTTGAAGATCAGCGGTTTGCCAACCATTTCGACGTAGATATTCCATGTCCCAGTTGGCACGATTGTGCTCAGATTAAGAGATGTAGTTCCGACTGGAATGTTGTCTTGCGCCTTCCAGAGATTTACTGGAGTCGAATTGTCTCCATACCATAACCGCCAGTGGTCGATTGTTGAGGTAGTCGCGTAGGTTGCATCTGTAACTATCGTGGTCCACGAGAGCGTGTTGCTCACAATGGTCGGCGTGTTCATCCGATAACAGTTATCTACGCCATTTTCGAAGTTGGTCCCTTCACCGTAGTCGTTCAGTGTTGACCAGATTACATAGGGCAACTGATTGCCGCTGTTATACCCAGCGGTTGCGATTTCTGCTGCTCCGTTCAGGAATATCTGGCCACACTGTCGCGCGATGATTTTTTGAACTCCGCCGTTATAACTGGCATTTGACCAGTCGAAGCCAACGTTCATCAGTCCAATCGTGGTGCGACTTGGCGTGGCCTGTCCTTGCGTATAGAGCGAAACGTAGTAGTCAGTCGAGCAGGTAACGGAGTTCCAGCAGAGCTGCGTCGATGGCGAACCATTTGTGTAGACTGGAGGTTGCGGCCAACCATATGCACCATCGATTGAACCATCTGTAAAGTTGCCGAATTCCTCATATACCTTGTACGTCGTGGCATAAGACGACATGTGTGCCTTGACTGCGGCCCAGATCGTGTTCCAGTCTGCGGTGACGTTCCCGCTGGGCATTTGCGTCCATGCATTCTTGATAATGAATGTGAACGTGACTGGAAGTCCGCCATCTGTGCGGTAGTAGGCTTTACGGCCCCAATTCGCGTCAACGTAGTCATACGCGGCATTCAGAACGTTTTCGATACAGGTAATGGTCGCCGCTTCGGTTCCGCCACTTGTAGGACATCCCGCCGCTCCAACCATCCCGCTCGTGATGAGACCTTTGTCAATCATCACTTCCATCTTTAGTGGGCAGCTGCTACCAACGCGCCCAGCGAGATCCGCGGCTTCCGCAATGACTGTGTTGTTAATAACGCTCTGCGCTGAAGTGTTCCCATACCAGTCTGGAGAGATGTCACTGAATCCCTCGTTGCAGAGCATCGTGTCTTGTTGAGCTACAAGACTGGGATTGCTGCTTGTATATCCGATGCAGGGATGACCGTTGCAACCGGTAGCTGTCGAGAACCAAGGCTGAATCGCCGCTACGTTTTTGATCGTGTTTCCACTATAGAAATAATTCGAGACTGGAAGTTGAGATACATGCCCCGGCGTCGGCGCGAGCACTTGAGTTTGAGCGTTTGTGTTCGAACTCGTAGTCGTAAATGCTGGCATTGCAATCGTGCAGTAGCTGGGGAACGTCGATGTTGAGCAAGCCGACGTATTGTTTTGGGTCTGGAGAGTCAGATTCGTGAACGGCGGATTAGATACCGGAACTCCTCCAAAGCAGATATATCCAGCCGTTGAGCCGGATGCGGTCACGTTTAATGTAAAACTCGGTGCGCTCCCAGAAAATGACGATGCCGTAGCATTGGGCGTGAAAACACAGATTGGCGGATTTGAGTATGAGCCTTGGAGAATATAAGATCCGGTTCCACCGCTAAGCGTGATAACCCCGCGCCCATCCGTGTTATTCGTTGTGTTGTACTGTGGCATTCCTGTGCCAGTAAACGTCAGTTGTTGAACATTCATCTGGCCGGTCGCCGTGGTTCCATTCAAGGTCGCATTGTTGATCGTCGGCGCATTTTGTAGCACCAGGTTGCCTGATCCGGTTTGCGCTGACGTTGTGAGTGGAGCACCACCGTTGATCTCTAAAACTGCTGTATCAAGTCCGGGTATAAGGCAGTTTGCCGTCAGGAAGCATTCCATCTGCACCATGTTGGCATTTAGCAACGGACCCCATACGCCTGTGTTTGAGCCCGACGCCGGAACATTGAAATTCAATACTGGCGTCGTCTGCGCACTGGCGAAGACACCCATCCACAGAATGAGAGACAGAATTCTTTTCATGGTATTAGGAATTTGGGAATTAACTAGACGAGGTTGACGATTACTTTCGCGAGAACGCCTTGCGCGACCTGATTGAAATTCATCGGTACATCAGTCGTAGTCGAGGGACTTGATGAGGTTCCAAAGAACAACGAATGAATTGAAAATATCGGAGTCTGTAAGCTTGGCATCACGGCCATTGCAGTAGAGGCCAGAGCCATCCACACAACAAGTTCGCCGATTTGCAAGCTATTCAAATAGTTCACTAGCGCGTTCTGAATTGCGGTCGTATCGGCTGAAGTGTATCCGGCAAGCGCATGGACGTTGGCGATAACGTAAATCGGAACGTAAGTGGGTCGGTCGAAAGAGATGTTCTGAGAAATCCCCGTGTTCGGATTGGTGACGGCTACGGTCGTTGTGCCATTGGTAAAGCAGCCAATTCCTTTATTTCCAAAGATGGCAGTTGCGACATCTAAATCCGCCCCGCCTTCTACCACCGCTGTGATCGAATGCGGAGGGCATCCATTAGCGTCCGTACTTCCAGTAGGATTTTCTTCAACAAATAATCGCGTAACACCAGGAACCGCATTGATGCCGGCGACGGTTCCCGCCAGAATGGTGATAGAAGGAAGTTCTGTAGAAACCGCTTGGCGTGCCCGAAGTTGAGAATCACTTTCAACGGGTTGTCCGACTGAAGGCAAATTGCTGCCATTGGTGACGGTTGTCCATCCTGCCGTAGGTGTCACAATTCCAGTGATCTGATTGGCGTTCACGTTCACGGATCCTGCTACCGTGCAGGTTGCAGTGACAGTTACCGTTCCACCGCCACCAATTACCGTAGGGCTGGGAAGACTCCATTGATTACCGTTTACGTCACTGACAAGACCATTCGAAATCGAAGCTCCAGCTGTTCCGGTCAGAATTACTTGACATGTCGAGAACGATGCCAACTTTCGTGCAAGTCCGTTTACCTTCACCAAAGAATCGAGAGCCGCTCCAATAGCGAAGTTCGGAGCTCGATTGTTGTAGTCGAGTTGAAGCGCTTGCATCACGTCACTCGCCGCCAAAGCGATAATCGACATGAACTGATAAACCGCCGCGTCATTTCCGAGATATTCCGTCTGGCCGTAAATTGCGGAATAATTTGCAGTTAGATATCCAAGAATATCGTTGTAGGTGGGAATCGTAAGCCCGGATATCCCAATAGAAGGAGGAGCATATGTCACGCCCACCTCCCCTTTGAATCTCTAACTGTCCTTGTCAGTGCGAAGGCTCGTAACTTTTCTCGCATCGCAATTGGCCTAGGCTTGCCAAGTTTAGCTAGCCGCATTTTCTCTATCGTTTCCGGAGAATGCCTGCGTCCTATCCCAGCTAGTGAAATCTTTGCTTTGGTGGTTTCTGTATGACACTTTCCGCGCATTGGGTGAGCCGGCCCAGATAGTGCCACGCTAACCTTCTCGCGCATTTCGGGCGTTTTGTTTTTTAAAGCTACATCGGGGCGTTTGTTACCTAAATTACCAATCCCAATCGCCCGCTTCGCTTCTTCGCTGTGATGGAAATTGCGGGCCTTGAGAATGCGCGACATTCTCTCTTTTTGTGCATCCGTCCATTTCGGTTGGCTGCCGCCGCTGGTAATGTTGTATCCATTAGGTGCAATACAGTTGTAGCGAGTGATCCATTCAGATTCTTTGGAATTCAAGTCCTCATGTGTTGCAGCATGATCCAGAATTGTTATGCAAAACTGCATCGCTCCGTAGCGCCGAATAGCGCGATGCAGGCAAGCCATAGAACCTCTTTCACTCGCGTATTTATGGCTATTGAATCTCTTCTGCACAGACGTAACGGTTTGGCCCACATATCGCTTTCCGTTAATTTTGTTTTCGATAAGGTAAATAACTCCATAAGTGCTAGATCCCATTCGGCAACCCTCGAGATGGAGGAGTCGGCATATTTCTGCTCACCGACACAGTGCCGAATTGAGTCTGTACCTCCGCATAAAAACTAAATGCTCGTGTCGAACTATTAAAGCTGGCTTGCACATTGCTCACGCTATTAACGAATGGAGTTCCCAAAATTCTCTGCTGAAGAAGAAGACTGATTGCCTGTTGATTACGAAGGCTTCCACTTGCCCCTAACATGCTCTGCCAAACTGGAGTTCCATCTTGAAGATCAGCCCACCATTCCGCGTGAAAGAGATTTATTCGCGTTCGAATTGCCTGGGCGACTGCATCAATGTCGGTGAGCGTAGAGCTCCAAATGACATCATTATTCGCGTCCAATGAGCGATAGGTAAGTTGGGCCATTAGGCTACTGGGCCACTTGTGCCGCCGCCCGTCTGGACTCCGGTATGTTCATGGAGCAAGAACTGCTTCCCTTGAATCGTTGTGGTGGTAGTAAATGAGGTAGCCCCGTTAAAGGTAGCAGTGTTGCTGAAAGTTGCTCCGCCAGTAGCACCAAAAGTACCGCCAACGGAAAGATTGCCGGAAATTACAACGTTGCCATTCAGATCAATCGTGGGAGCGGTGATGTTGGCCTGACTTGTAGCATTCACATTTGCTGTCGCGCACTTCACATTCACGACTCCGCTCGGCGCAATCTCCACCATCGTGTTCCCATCTTCACTTCTAAGCTGAGCGGAGGTTGTGGAATAGTTACTGACTACTCTCGGTTGCGACCATGGCCCGATAATGGCAAAACCGTCTGAGAGATCGTGCCGGCGCCGTTCTACTTGATTCTGAATTCCCCCTGATTGCCACCATGCGTCAATGCAGTTATCTCCGAAGATCACTAAACATTCATCGCCTTGCTTGACCGGGAGCGTGAGCAGAAATCCCCCGGCGCGTGGCATGAAGATCGGAATGTCTTGCAGGATGTCGATTGCTACTGGAGTGACTACGGCATTCTGTACGACGTTCTCTCGAACCGCCAGCTGCACGGTAACGGTCTGCTTTGTAGCATCAAAACTTTGGACGATTCCAGGAGCAGCTACACGAAGTCTGCAGAGAAGCGGCCATTCGTCCCACTGTTCAGAGCCAACCTTGAAGCGCTCGGCTGGAGTCAGATAGCTCGAAGATGCTGCCATTTTAGGAACCTGCAACTACTGCTGCCAAGAAGTCTTGTTTTGCTAGGGTCGTCGTAACACCGTCTATATCTGCATACCAGTCATTTCCGCGCGTATCGCCAGTGAATCGCACAGCGTTAACGACATATACCCCGTCTTGATCTAGCAACCTCGGCAATACCCCGATTTCTCTCTGAAGAACGCGAATTTGCGAGTTGTCGATTTTTACAACTACAAACGGCTTGCTGACTTGCACTCGAGGATCTAGCAGAACGCGAAAAGCTACGCCGTACTGCGTTTGCTGTGGCGTGCCTATTATTGCTCCGTTCGTCAACGTAGTGGTTGCGGCTCCTGCGGTGTTTGTTGAAGGTTCCACGGGGGGCGAAAACGTCAGACTTGGTGTAGTTGGAATGTCATCATCATTCAGGCTACCCATTGCCAAACCTTTTTGAGATAGCCACCAAGTCATGCCATTGTCGATGGCAATGTTCGAAAAGAAGTCCCCTGGCTTTCCGAAAACCGTCTTTGCTCTTGGCAGCTGCTTCGGGCTAATCCGTGAGGAGATCTTATCCACTGGAATCTTGCTGAAAGCAGACTCGGCAATTCCTGAAATTATCTCTGTTTGCTTAACGCCTAAAGCAAATGTTTTATTGATAGTGTTTCGCGCGTCCGGCCACAATCCGATAACGCAATACAAGGTGATCTTGAAGTCGGTTACGTTCTCCCGATCAAAGGTTGCTTGGAATACTGGCCCACTGAAAAGAACTCCTTGCGCCCCATTCTGATAGCCAGCAGAAACTGTGACTTGTAGGCTCTGCATTCCGGTGCCAAGAAACTGCTGAGTAGTGGCCTGATCCAAGTTGTAAATGACAATATCCGCATACCAGTAGGATTTAAAAGCGATTTGGTAGATGTCGAATGTAACCCGCAGTGCTTCGGGCTCGAAGGCGCTGCTGGCGACTGTAAAAATAGTGGTTGAGCCATTCGCCTGCGGAACTCCTACGGTAACTTCATACCAGCGCCCATAAAGAGGAAGCTGTGCAAGAGATGTACTCATGCTGAAGGCGTGTCGCCCCAAAACAAGAAGAAGTCATTCCCGAGGTTCACGCTGTTGGGATAATCAGGAAACGGCACCGAACTCACGTTTATGATCGTCGCGCTCCCAATTCCAAGGTGTGCGAACTGTCCCAACAAGTTTCCCGATGGCACATCTCCTGTAATCAGCGGGATAGAATCCAGCACCAGATTTTGATTCGAGTCTGCAATGCTGAGAACCCAATATCCAGCAAGTGCGTTATAGCGTTGCGTGAAGTAGAAATCCCGCACCACACCATCAATATTCAACGGCACGATGTATTGCTGATTTGGCAGCGTTGTTACTGGAACTTGTTGGAGCATCAGTTCACACCCAAGGATTTCAAGAGATTCGTACCCAGATTCTGGCCTGCTTGCTCTGCACCAGAAGTCGGTGGGAGAGGCTGCACAAGCCCTAATCCGAAAAGTCCCGTCGTATGTGGTCGTGCGCTCTGTGTACTCGTTGTGACTGTGCCTACAATGATCTGTCGGAACTGTACGTTCGCCTTCAATCCGTGCAGTGTGCGCGTATCGTCACCAGACCGAATGCTCTCGATGACCATGTTCGAATAGGTATTGAGACGGGTAGTTACAGTGACCGGAACTCTTAACGCCTGTAATTGAAGCAAGGTTTGGTAGGCATTTATTGACTTCGAACTGTTCCCAGTCCACTGTCCACTTTGATAACTATCCATCGCATCTGACATTCCGATTTCAAGAGAGACGCGAGCTGGCAAGAGATAGGCATGGTCGGTAATTGAAGATCCACCTTGAACTGGATGGTCCGTGGCTCGAAGTTCCTGAAAGTGATCCACTCGTAAGATTGCATCGAAGAAGTACGTAGTCAGGGACTGGGTTGTGGTTTGAGTGCTGCCTCCGACAATAGAATTACCGGCATCATCCGTTGCATTCACCGATGTGGTAGACGGTAAATTGGCAGAAATGGAAGTAAGCTGCGGCTGCGTCCACTGTGGCGGACGAAAACCATTCCCAAGAAAGGCGCCCAACACCGGAGCGCTATTCAGAACGTTTACTAGAAATCCACTCATTTTTGATAAACTTATTGACCTTATGGCAGATTACGAATACTTCGAAATTGCACTCGCGCGAAAACTAGCCGCTGCAGTAATCAGTTCTCGAATGGGACTGAAGAGCGTCGATTCAACTATGAAAAAATTAGGCCACGAACCCATTGGGGAATATTGGCTACAGCTTGCTAGAACGTTGTCTATGGCTAATATTGGGGACTTCGAAGGTATCTTGCCATCGGATAAGCCTAAGAATCAGTGAGCAGACACCAGTAATTCGCCTTTATTGACCGCCCGAGTAATCCACTTGCTGGTTAGGTTCGCACTTTGGGAGACATATTCTTTCCAATCGTTGGACCTCGGGGACTTTGTCCGCTCCCATACCGTTAAAGCTTCAGACGCCTTCAATAATTTAATCTTGTGATCTATATCTCTCTTCTTCTGCGAGGTGACGATAGCAGTAGCTGCGTTGGCACATTTCCGCGAGCAATAACTGCCCTGATTCTTTCTCTTCTTTATGTAGTAGGAATCGCAGCGCTTACATGGTCCAGCGAAAAGATCCAAATAAGGACTAAGGGTTAAAGCCGCGAAAATAAAATATGGATCACGAGAATCCATCGCCCTAACACAGTCTACAGAAAGAATTTGTACGTGAGCGCCGCCAGATACACTTGGAATAACGCTTATGCGAAACGAATTGCATACTCTACGTTCTATTTCTGGATTGGCCTTAAACATCTTGCAGAGATTTGGGCCGGAATCATTCCATTCCTTCACAATATTTCGCAGAGATTCACGAAGCGTAGGATCGTGGTCGGAATTTAGCCTATCAATGATTTGTGCCAGGGTTTCTTTCGCTAATGTTTCCATGCTAGATAAGATAGCGGAACTATCCAATTGAAGTCTGTTACCGCCTTGATTTATTTTTCGCCCCTTAGAGCATCTATGACTTCTTGAAATCTATCCTTTCGGATGGATCGTGGCTTCTTGCTTCTCTTTGGCGAATTTTGGAAGATGCCGAAGTATTCCCCAATAGCCTGCATGGCCACCAACTGTTTGGTGCGTTCCCGGTCGGTAGAAAGAGATTGGAATTGGAATAACTGACGCATTTTAATTAAACCTTCCGCTATAAAGTCTACAACCTTATCCGAATATTGCTTACAACCGAAAGCTAATTCAATAAATAGCACAGCCAGAAGCAAACCCATGCCAGCCAGGATAGAGAATGAAAACGCCATGAGCGCATGTGCTATCAGCGTCATGCCATCGCTCCGCCGAGCTGCGCTATGTTCCGTTGCGTCTGCTTCGCTGCTTTGTCGTCAATCGCTTTGACCACCGCTTTGTGGATTTGGTCAGGCGTTGCATTCGGCTGGTTGATATGAATCGTGATGTCACCCACTGAAGTTCCGCCACTATAGGAGATAGGATTAAAATTACCCATCGCAACCCGATTGCGATTCGATTCTTTCATCATGTCTTCGGCATAGGTGCGGGCATCACGACTTACGGTGCCTCGATCTACGTTGCCAAGGCCGCCATTGTAGGCTTCAAATGTTTTGTACCAGTCGTGATACTTCGCATAGAGCTGAAGAAGATACGAGATGCCGCCGCGAATGTTTTGGTTGGGATCATTAGGATCAACACCCAACCCCTTTGCAGTATCGGGCATTAACTGGAATAGGCCGATAGCACCCTTATTGCTTTTAGCGTTGGGATCGAATCCAGACTCCCTCTGTGCAATCGCTAAAGCGATCGCAGGATCTAATCCCGCTGCCGTGGCAGCATCAACGATGCTTTGGCGAATGGCAGCCTTGCTTATCCCATTGTCAATCGCATCAATCCCGGTTTTGGCTTTCGGGACCACATAATCGAAGACAGACTTTACGTCTTTGCTTATCATCTTCGCGCCATCTGCCACGCTATCTAGCGTTTTTGCCATCTTGTCTAGAGATGGCAATAGCATCGTAACGATGTTGAAGATATCGTGAAAGATGGAAGCTACATCTTTAATAACGGGAACCAAAAACTTAGCGATGCGATCCCCGATCTCAGGCAGCTTGGGAATGATCGTCTCGATAAAGCCTTTCAGAAAATCGGCGATACCTCCTTCTTCGCCAAACAATCTTCGGCCTAATGACGCCACGATATTCATCCCTAGATATTGGAGCGTCTCTCCTAAGCGGGTGAACTCGAACCGCACATCACGCATGCGCCGCATCTGAGTTTCGAAATCGGCACCGAGTCCAGCTTGCATTTGCTTCTGGTCGCCCATGAGAACGCCGAAGCGTTCTTGAAGTTCCTTCGGCCCCCAGATGATGTCTTCCAAGGAATATCCCAGTGCGTCAGTAGCATTCTTCAGCGCTCGCGCAGCATCGGTACTGAGATACATTCTGCGAGCCCATACCTGTAAAGACAGGTCGCTGGCTGAGACATGATCCGCTAAAGCTACGGTGCCGGTCGCTATAGCTGTCAGCGTTGTCAATACGGCCCCACCCGCAGCAACAAAAGTCTTCGCCATGCCAACCGAAATCTTTTCCACTTGCTGCGTAGCAGACCGCAGAGCATCGTTAAATTTGGCAAGCTCCTGGGATTTTACGTCGAACCCAAGACGAACCAAATATTCCTTAATTACTGATAAATCAGCCATTTGCGGGTATTCGCTTTTTGTTTGTGAGACGAAAGTGTTATTGGAGCTTTTAGTAGATTAGGGGATACTCTGTTCGTGAAATGTACTTACATCGTGGGTGCTGGCTTCGTATTACTATTGCAGGTGATATCGTTTGCTCAGTACGCGCCACGCATGGTTCAGGTTGATCCGAACTCTGGCGAACCGATTTCGATAGTTTGGTTTGGTCATTGGACAACTCCAGTTCTTGTTTATTCTGATAATGCCCAAGAAGATTTCATTTCTCCGTTAGACATTTCCGAAGAACTGGCGGCCCAAAGATTCGTTGAAACTGGCATTTATCATGCAAAGATAATTTCGTACTATCGCGGAGCATCGTTCTGCAATAACCCAGAGCTCCTTGCATTGCTGGACACTCCTGAATCGAAGCAGAAATGCAGCATTATAGGGTTCCGGTGGCGCTGGGTGGATGTGGATGTAAAAGCCGCTACCATATCAATCTCCGCTACTAACTGGGTAGATGTAGACGGGTTTGTGATCGGTGACACCGGTCACAGAGATAGAAGCGCACAGCCCATGAAGAACTTCAATCTCCCTTTTCGTACCACGCTGCGCAACATAGGACAAATGCTCATCAACGAAGCCGAGAAGGAAAAGATTCGCAATCAGTGACGATTACGCAAAATCTCATTCTGCTCTTCGAACAATTCCACTAGCCTCATAAGGCACTTCGCGATTACTAGCTGAGGATCAACGTATTCTTCTTCCAGCTTATCCTCTACTTTGGGTTGCTCTACTGGTAGAGGCTTACCCCAATCATCACTCATCGGATTTTCTGCTGCTCGGCCCACGCTTCTGCTCGTCGCCGATTCTCCTCTTTCATGTCCAAAAGTTCGTGGACATCAAGCAAATCCTCTAAATCGTATGTTCCATCGAACGTCTGATGCTGTTGCCACAATCCTGCAATTACTGGGCGGAAGAGGAAGAGGTCGAGTTGGACGCACTGAACAGGTTCAGGCCCTGAAAGCTGGCTAGGACTGGTTTCAATGCGTCCTCGGCGAAAAAAGGTGCGATGTTGAAAGCGAGTGCATGAGCTGTTAAGGCCATCACGGTTAGAACGTCGTGCTCGAGATCAGGATTCAATTTACCAGGGCGATCAAATACCGGTAGAGCAGCTTCCACATTACCCACTAATTTGTACCGAGCGCATACCGCCAAGCAATGATCCTGAATATTGTGAAATTCCTGCTCGCTCATCTCGGAGCGTTTCGCCGGCAGTGAACTCCCACCAGTCACCTTTTCATCGAGTCCGGCGGGAAGCACTTTGGTTAGAATCTGCATGGCGATCCAACTACCATCTCGAGCAGTCATTTTCCCGATCTGGTAGCGAACGCCGCTAATGTCTACGTCTTTGGTTTTTTCCATAAACTTAGGCGATTGTCACTGACTGGATATCTGCGCACATGAGAGTCCACGTAATGTTCTGGCCTTGAGCGGCATAGACCTTATCGGGAATCTTCGAAGGGCTTACTCCAGTAGCTTCGTGAATGCTGCCATCAACCAAGTTCCGCAGAGTGATGGCCGCTGTCGCCCAATTCGTCACATTTCCCTGATCGGCCAAAACTTTGATCGTGTTGTACCAAGCGAGAAGGAAAGCATGTAGATCGCTGGTCTGCTGAACCTCGATTGCGATTGATCCGTTATCCGCAGAGATGTAGGAAATCATCACCGAGCCATCGGCGGCAATGTTGTGTTGCGTTTTCTCGGTGGTCATAGAGACGTGCGCCTGATTCATGCCGATCTGGCCAGCGAACAGAAAAGCGCCAGCAAGAGGATGCGTAAAAGCGCCTGCCGTATCTTTGAACGAATAAATTGTGCTCATTTACGCTCCTTAAAATTAGCGCTGTACAAAAATCTGTACTTGAACAAAATGGACAGCTCCAGACTCGATAATCGCTAAGTAGATAGGCATCGCCTTGCGTGCCGCTCGATCCGAGGCCGATTGCGTGGAGTACGGATAGGCTTGCGCGAGGTAACCCTTTGGCAGAGTCGTTCCGGGTTGTAAGTTTACGATCTGCACGCCTTGCCAAACTCCACCTGCAATAAATCCGACTTGGCGCGAGGTTTCGCAAGCCTGATTCACTGCATGAATAAGCTGAGCCTCGCCAGGATCAGTCTGTGGAACTGAAGGACTTTCCGTGAGCAGATTCATGATCCCGTACTGAATGTTGCTCACCAAAATGTCAATGTTGCTGATCTCATCAAAGAACTGGCCGTTCGCCATGACGCCTTGTTCGAATATCGTGTAGGCGTTCGCATAGTCGAGATAGAGATTGATGTTTAGACCTTCTAGCGACGTGATCTGAGTTTGTGTTAGTGGCTCAGTCCCCACTCCGGTGAGAACTTTGAACTTCATCGTGAAGTAGGAGTTAGCCAGCTCTGTGGTCAATCCCATGGCCGTTCCGAGCATGGCTGCCGACGCATAGGTATTGTTTGGAAATAGGCCGCTTTGGGTAGTCGAGTAAATACCGATTGCGCGGTTGTAGTTATCGGCCTGCATCACCGCAGCGATGTTTCCACCAGTGTTATTTAGGACTGCCGCATCTGCTGTGTTGTAGAAGTACACAACATAAGGACTAGCCGTCTGCGCCCACAGCGCTAATGCCAGGTGATCTGCATCCGCTGCATCGGTAACCATGAAGCCGTACCATGCATAGCTCTTTGCGCGGCAGGCGATCACAGCTTGCAATGCCGGTTCTCCGATGCTGGAGATATCCACTTCTAAGCCCGTGCCATGTCCGCCTGTGGTCGCAAGCGCAGTTGCTACGGAATAACCCGTTCCGCTGGTCACAAGTGTTAAACCCGTAACCGCTCCGCCTCCGCCAATGGTCGTAACTTTCAAAGTTCCACCAGATGACGAACCCTGAGTCGGAGTAATGACATCTCCTACCTGATACCCCGTTCCTGCATTTCCCGAGTGCGGGATAACAACATTCAATCCTGCGGGATCTTGGCACCCAACCCACAGAAATTGAGGAGACGGCTGCTGGCTGAAATACAGACTGGCGGCAAGGTACTCGGGCGAGCTCGTAGTGAATCCATCGGTGAGCATTCCCGCAAGTCCGGTATATTGCCGGATTCTTGAATTTGCTCCCGAAGAAGGAATGACGCCGCTATTCCCAACAATCAATCCTTGATTGAATTGTGGCTGAGCAGGAGCTTGGGGAGAAATGAGTACCGTCACGTTGACGATATTCGAAAGCGGCAATGTTGCTGGGCTAGACATGTTCTAAGCTCCTAAACTCGTAGTTACTGTCCACCACCATACCCACCTGCGTTATAGCCGCCTTGGTTGTACTCAACTGCTCCATTGGCAGTGATATCGGCCAAAATCCCGTTCTTGTCTTCGAGGATCACTTCCACGCTGCCTACGGTGGTGATCGCTTCGACTTCGGAGACGGCTTCGTTGAATTGCGCTTCGAAGTCCATGCGCTCCCACCATTCGCCATTGAAGTATTCAGGGACGCGGCGTGGGGCAGAGACATCGGTTACAAAGTAAAGATTCGAAGCGGCAAAGAGATCATGGGACGACTGGCTAAAGAGCGCACTGCGTAACATTCGTGCTCTGTCAAATGAGTTAGGACCGTAAAGCGTCCAAGAGACTCGCCACACTCGCGTGTAGGTCGTGACTTGAGTAAATCCACCAACTGCCTGCGGATCGTCGTACCCGCCTTGGTTGTACAGTCCTTCTCCGTAATCAGTTGGAAAAATCCTTACGTCACGAACTCGATTGTAAGGATCGTCATCTTCCACAGCTCGCAGGTAGCAGATATCATCTGTTACGTTCTCAAAAGGCTGTCCAGTCGTTTGCCATCCCACACGCACTAAGTTGTAGGCATTGTTCGCCAATCCCAGCATTGACAGCGTAGCTTGCTGCAATGCTTTGTTGATTGTGCTGGGAATTAGAGGTGTAGGAAAGGTGCTCATTCAATGGCGCGAGGATTGGGAACTGCTGTGAGTATTTTGTTTTCTAGTGCGCGCAGGTATTCAATTGCTATGTTGAGAGCTTCTTTTTCGGAAGAGGCATGTACTATGATCTTTCCCGTTTGCCAAGAGACTTCAAAAGGAACGTCCAAATTAACTTCCCGCCATCTTTGTAGCTATCGCTTTCCAATATCCACGGTTGGAATAGTTCGCTACTGAGTACACACGGTAATTAGTCCCTTGCCACTGCAGAGTGTCACTCGTTGCGGAACCCGCGGCATTCGTGATGAACATCTCTTGCGTGGAATGAAAGACCATTGCTTCGCTGATTTTATCGGCTTCGGGAATCGCGTCTAAGTCTGCTTGCTTGGCGACACTGACTATCCCATAAGCAGGAATGACCGTAGGAGCGTTTGGTATCCATCCGCCTGATCCGAATGCGCCAGTATTGCGCGTGATCGTGAAGGATTCGGCAAGGTCGGGATCGGAGACAACTTCGCTAAGATCCACGTTCTGCCTTAAATCTGTCTATTCGTTTTGCTAAATGTCTTTCATGCCAATAATCAGCCACCAAAACTATGATCGCTCCGGCTGCAAAACATATAAGCCATCCGATCGGACCGGAGTCCAAGCAATCAGCCATTCTAAATAACCAGCTCATTGCACCTTTCCCTGATCGACCACATAAGTAATCGACTTTCGCAACTGTGCTGTGTCGATAAGTGGCCGATCCGAGCCCTTCGCCTTAATAGTGCTTGGCGCATTAGGTGCCCATCCATTTCTAGGATCAGTAAAAAAAGCCCGCGCTGCATTTTGTCCCGTCATCCCAGCTCGCTTCAAATGTCGCACTGCTTCGGCTTTGTCGCCATCTAAGACTGCGGTTGCGGCTTCTTTCAGTTCGTCCCGGATCGGTTCAATAGTCCCTTTGGCTTCAATCGCAGGCTCAATGATCGGCCTCGGCGGAATCTGCCAAAGCGGTGATCCGTGGGAGTGAATATAGAGTGCCGTCGCATCGCTGTAGCTAATCTTCCGGTTAATCATGGACGCCGCAACAATTCGGCGCATGTCAGTGGCTCGCACACCATTCGTATGCAGGAAAGCTAATTGTGCATTTGTAATTCCTGCTTTGTTTCGTACTGATCCGGCTTCGGGAATGCCGACATAGACCTGCATCGTCAGAAGCGAAGAGATATCTTTCTTCACTTGTGCGCTGCGGTCAGTGACAACGAGATTGACGTTAAGCTGCATTATTGAACGTTCTCCGGATTAGCCCACGGCAAAGTCTTAACGTCGATTTCCAGCTTTGTGACCTTCGTGCTTTTGAGTAAGTCAGAAGGCCAAGTGTGCTGAATGGGAATGAATGTCGGATTGATGAGCGGGTCTGGATCAGGCATTCCTTCTGCGGTCCAGAACACAAGCTGATTACAGAATTCATCATTCGCATTCGACCAATTGCGGTGAAACACCATCCCGACAATGGCCAGCTTGTTGTACTCCGCACCTTCTTTAGTCAAGGCCATAGCGAACATGTCCATAACCCGCGGAGTGTCGAGCAATAGAATCTTCGCGTGAGGATTTGGCGGACGCCATTTCACTCCACCATCTACCATCGCGGAGAATGTCCACCCATCGCAGAGCCGCATGAATCCCACATGGCTAATGTCGCTAAGATCGAAGAACCGAATAATTCCCGAGGCAGGATCGCCGCGCTCAGTTGATGCGAACAGGCAGATCGGCTTCATGCTGTCACCAACTGCAAATCAGCAGCTAGCGCTGTGAGATTGAATCCGCTCGGGGAGTATGTGGTTTGCTGGATGAAGTCATAGGACAGGAGCGCATGGACCTCATCGACATATTTATTCCAGAAGCTCCATGTCATCTGTTTTAGAGCACCCCAAGTTATGCAAACGGGACCGACGACGCTGTACCCAACAACCCACACCGCATGACCACCCCAACTCCCCGGCGCATCTTCACCATCTGAGGTCTGCACTGCATCCCAAACGGCTTGCGATTGAGCCGTGAGCGGCAGTTCAATTCCGATATAGACTCCGCCGAGCAGTGCAATGGCCTGTTTGACGTGAAAGAGATTTACCGGATCAGGGTCAACGTAGGCGTAGAGCTTGCGTGCTCCCTGATGATTTGATCGGAATCCGAATCCGTATTTCCGCCAGTTATTCAGAACATCGACTTCGACTCCGCCCTGATCTGTAGAAGGATCAGTAGGGTTATATCCGCACCATGTCTGGTAGTAAAACTGGATCACCCAATCAGGAAGGGTTAATTCTGAACTCGCGTCCGCGGTCCAGGTTTGCACAGCATGCCCACAGGCTGCGATAGTGCAATCTCCTAAACTGTCATTCAGCATCATGCCGTAATTACTGATACCTTTAGTCCAATTCACTTCCGCTGGCGGAGCAGGCAGCGAGGTAGCATAATGCGCAAATCGGAGAGTACGCTTATCGCGCTTCGCAGCCTTTTTGCCGAGTTTGAAGTTATTGGGCATGAGCTACTGTTTCAACAATCTGCATGAAGCAACCGAGTGATAGATCGTAAGTGCTTGCCAAGCGAGCGACAGAAGGAACTGTCATGCTCATGGTTGCGTTCTCTATTTTCGTAAAATAAGAATGTGCGCACCCGTACCGCTCTGCGGCGTCTTTTTGTGAAAAGTTGAATGCTTGCCGCAAAGTTTTAGAAGTCAAGGCTATTGCTTCGTCCATCTTGCTTCCGATTGGCGGAAGCATGAAGTTGCTGTTGTCGATGATTACCGCCAGCTTTACAGGTTGCGCCGCTTCGACAATCACCAGAGCCTTGCGGCATCGCCTGCAATCTCCTGAAACCGTCTTGAACTGATTCAGGCTGCAGTGCGGACATCTCAATGTTTCGCGCATTATGGATGCAGAGTCAGAAACGTCTTCCAATGATTGAGCGCGCTATTGTTGTTCTGGATTAGTGCCTCTACGCCTTCATCTACTGCGCCAGGGTCATGCAAGAGGGCCACAGCTTTGTTCGCAATGTCGCTGGCTGCATCTGTCGAAGCTATCCAGTTGCTCGGAGCCCAACTGATTGCCTCTCCGACTACGGAGGCCACACCGCGGCTAATTCCATCAGCGGTGACCATGTTGAACGCTTCGGTATAAGAGGGCTGCAGGAGTAAGTCCATTGAACCAACAGTGGCTACGAAGCTAGGCCAAGATTGCCAATTGTTCTCTACAACTTTCGCGCGCGGCATATTCACGTACATCTGGTGAATTGCGTTTGTAATCGTTCCACCGCCGCCCTCTGTCCGGCCGCCCGATATCCAGAACTCAAGGTCTGTCGAGCGTAAACGAACGCCCACTTCAAGCGCCGCTGCTGCTGCGGTTAGTACGTTCTTATATGGACGGATCGCACAGAAGCAACCGATTCGCAACCTTCCACCCGACCATTGCGGCTTTTGCCGAATGTAATCGAACGGATACATATTCGGGAGCAGGAGAAGTCTGGTTTGATAAGTAGCCTGCCACCATTTCTGAAACTTCCCTGAGTTACCCGCAATATGAAAGTTTGGCGCTGCTTGTTCAAGTTCTGATCCTTGTCTTAATAGCTCAATGGCTCGAGGATCAGCTTGGAGAAATCCGATGTTTGAATGGGATACGACTACGAACTCTATGTCAGGGTAAGCAAATACCAGCTTCGAAAGATCAGCTGTGGCAATCCATGGCGCCGATACCACAACATGGGTTACAGGAACGTGATGCGCTACACTAGCGGTCGCCCGATCAGCTGCAAGTTTTTGTGCCAAGTCTTGAGCGCCAAGTATCGGCCACACCTCGGCCATGTAACCTGCCGCACGTAATGCTTTTTGATTCTGCGTGGCTGAGACACCAAGCCCAATGTGTGAGATTCCTTTGTTCGCGGCAAAATTCTTATAGCAAATTGCAACACGGGTAGTTTGGTGAACTTGCCGAACAGGAGCAGCAGACATCATTAATCCTTTACACGGTGTTCCTACTACGGTGGGTTAACTGTGGCTTATGGAAGAGGTAATCTTGGCGATTTTCAATTCAAGGAAGAGAACTTTCCAGTGCTTACGTTCATTCTGTGCTCGACTTCTCCATTGTCTGAGAAGCCAGTAGCAATCTGATTGAGCAGAGGCCACATTAATAGACGTACATCGTCCCGATGCCCACGATGTTCGCAATGGTAATTAATTGCTGACCATAGGTTGTGAGATTCCACGATCCCCAAGATTCCCACCCAGTAGTCATATACTCCTGGGTCTGCGAAACGTCGCCAGCGGCTTGACTCACTTTAAGGCCGATTGCTAATCCACTCGAGGCAATCTGCTGTGCTGTCGTTCCTACGCTGCCCTCCGACCGAAGATAGAGCGTGGCATAGTGAGCAATGAATAGCGCCATCCCCATCGGCCAATTGTCGAGCCATCGCGCTTGAGATAGAGATGCACTCGCAAGATTGATGTAGAGCTGAAGAACCGGTTGCGGAATCAGGCTGGTATAGGAGCTAATGGCCGTCACGTTTACCGTCGCACCGCTTCCCGTGCCTCCCGTAGTCGTTAAGCCATTCGCTACGCTATAACCTGTTCCACCCGTGAGAATCGAGATCGAAACGATTCCTCCCGAGCCATCGACAGCAATAACTTTGACGGTTCCTCCACTGGCGTCCGGTTGAACTACTGCGAGAACATCATTGACGATATATCCAGAGCCCGCCGCAGTTCCCGGTAGAACCGTTACCAACGCTTGCACTTCTGTACCAAACTTCGGATAGATAGCTAGGAAGTCCGAGATCTGGTAGACAGGATTACTGCCAAAGATGATGTTGGCGGCTGCTGATGCGGAAGCTTGTAGCCAGCCTCCGCCTTCTAGCCCACCGCCCCACCAAGCGTTCAGCAGAGCACAGATGTCAGGTTGAGAACTCACAGGCTAGGCTGCAGCGGATTTCTTATCTTCGATGGCAGCAATCAATTCGTCTTTTTTCGCGGATGGGTCGAGATCAAGGCCATGCACTTCGCCAGCATGAGCGATTAGCTCTGCCTTTGACATCGATCTCAAATCCACTTCTTGACCGTTCTGCGCGACTGGAGTAGCGGCAACGGCTGGGACGTTCAATGCAACGACTGGTTGAACTTCAAGAATCCCAAAGCCTTGGCCTTTGTCCCAATCTTTGCGGGCATTCGCCCAATGCTGAGCATTCCCGCGCATGATTGGATTCTCGCTTTGAGCATCGCCTTTGATCCATTCGGGGGCTTGCTGGATCTCATTCGGAGACGCCTTGGTCGTGTAATAAGCATCTTCCAGCTTCGGGGCATTGGAGTTTCCCAAGCCATGAACGAGTAGATCCATACTCTTGTTTGGGTTCTGGAATCCGTAAGCACTTTTTGAAATGATTGAAATCATGTTTTCTCTCTCTTGGAATCAGGAATATACGACGAGGCTACGAGTACAGACCTCCAAACTTCGGAGTTCGTAGCCCCGTCTTAAAGTCCCGCTTAGATTCCGTCTTGGTAGAGCGCACACTGCAGGTAAAGAAACTTCACGACGCCAATCTGGCCTTGATACAGCGTGTCGTAAGCTCCGCCGCCAGTGCTGATATTCGGCACTGTCATAATGCGCTGAATGGGCACAGTAACATCTAATTGCACGCGGTCGTCATTGTTGACATACGCGAGCATTCGGTCAGCACTGCCCGAACCTGCACCCAAGCACCACCGCAAGGGGAAGATCTTCAAATCAACGCCTTGCGTTTTGCCGATGTTGTTCTCGAGCAGGTAGGTCAGGATGGAGACCGAGCCCGCTGCTGTCACTGGCGTGGCAGCGATGTAGGCATACTGCGACCATGGAATGCAGATATGGTTCGCCATGCCGGTGACATCGTACTGACTGGCCGCCGTGGTAAGAACCATCGCCTGATTCACGTCATTCAGTATTTCCGCTGGAGTCTTGGTGGTCCATTTGGTTCCACCTGCAGCACCAGCTGCAACCGATCCTGCAGTGATGTTCGGGTTATTCAGCAGGCCGGGATAGCTCGTATTGCTGAACGGCCCGAGGTAGGTAAACTGGTCAAGAGTTTTGTTCCAGTTCAACTTGATGCCTTTGTCGAGCATGTCATCCAAGCTGCGACCGGCACCCTGCAACTTCTGCATGTCGATAAACGGCACGCGCAGAATGTTGCCCCATGCGAATGTGCGGTAAACGTCTTTGAGGACGTTCGTCTGCACAATCGGAATGGTGGTTGTGTTGTTCGCTTGAATGCCTAAGCCATTCGGTCCTGAAATGGCATAGTCAGCGAACAGGTTGCTGGTGAAATCCACCCAGCCGCCGCCACTCTTGATTGGAATATCGCGCATGTAGGTGACGGAAGCCAGAGGCTCACGCACCTTCGGATCGCGCTTTTCCAGTTCCGACTCAAGGAACACTTGGCCGCCACCAGTCGCAGCGTCTAAGCCTTGCAGTCCAGCGCGGAAAGTGTCGCGAGGGCTAATGGCTGAATCACTCATTTGGCGGCGCTGGCTGAGTAGAGCAGCCTGCACCTCCGCATCACCTCCAAACCCGAGAACTCCGGGGGGGAGATATTTCTCAAAGCCTGTCAACATTGGATTCATTGCTTTTTATTTCTCCTTTCCCCGAATTACGGGATGTTCCTGGTAGTAACTGTGACTTCAATCGTGCCGTTGACGCTGTCCACCACACCGGTGGTGAAGTAGACATTGGTCAATTGCACGGTATGGCCCGCATCATTGGCAGTTTCAAGAGCTCCAACAAAGGTTCCAGCGCCATTCGTGCTTGTGCGATACCAAACTGCTCCACCTGCGACCGGTGCAGGATTACCGGACTTGGCATAGAAGTTGTTCGCCATGATGGATCCGCGAACAAGCACATCCGCTTCGCTTCCCGGTGCAAAATATCCCAGGACGGAGCTTGTCGCTCCATTGAGGATTGGGAAGGTCTCAGCACTCTTAACCTGGCGTGCCGCAAAGCCAGCGAAGACTGCAGCGAGAGTGGTGGCATTCACCATGGCGAACGTTCCGCCCCCGGTAATGAATCCTGCTCCTTGGCTAAAGGTTCCGCCTGTGCTGTCTCCATTCAGCACTACAACGTCACCAAAGTTGATGTTGGCGGTATCTGACGCTTTCACGAGTTTGGCTTCAATGACACAATCGCCCTCTCGCGAAAACTGACCCGCATACCCGGCATTCATGCTGATTCCAACTACTGTTCCTGGCATAGCTTTTGTTTTCTCCTCTCCCGAGTTGCGGGGTTATTACTGGACAACTTCAGGCTTAACGTCAGCCGCATTCTTGCCGCGATAGCGCTCCATCGTCTTTTCGTAATCTTCGGAAATCTTGGCTGCGGAATCCTGCACCCGCGCACCAGATTCACGTTGCCGACGTGCAGCTTCGCTCTCTGAACTACGTGCGCGCTCTGCCGCGGAGTAGGCATCACTGGTTTTTCCAGTCTTGCCTTTCAGTGCGAGCACGGCTGCGTTGAAATCCCGAGCCGCAGCAGCATCATTCAATGCAGCGATTCGTGGCTTGATCGCTAATAGTTTCGCCAGCGCTGCATCTGCACCAGGGATTGGATTCTCTGGAACGTCGTTCTTAGGCAGCGTGGCCACCGGAATCAAGTCGGCATCTTCTGATTCCGATTTGTAGGCAGCGCAATCTTTTGCATGCTCCTCGCCTTTTTCGGCGTCACAGGTGCATTTCGCGTCTTCGGACTTCTTCTCCAAGGATTTCTCCAAGGCGTCCGTAAGCTTGGAGACCTGCTTCGTGAGGGCGTCCATGGCGTCTTTCGTATCTTTCTTTTCTTTTTCCTCTTCTGCGTCCTTCGCCTTCTTGGCTTCAGCAGCCTCTTTTTCTTCCTTTTTCTTCTCTTCTTCTTCGGCGTCCATTTGCCGCATGCGGAGCTCCTTTGACTTGCGTGCTTGTTCCTCTTGCGCTTCAACGGTTTCAGATTTGGAGTCCGACGCTGTCAGACGCAAACCCAAAGACTTGAAGAATTCAGTGAATTCTTTTAAAGCACCTACCTTTTCCCCTTCCATTTCGCTTCCTCCTTCTGGATTTGCGTCCAAAACTCTTACTGAACTGCCGGCTCGTCCACTAGGGACAATGGCAATGTGATTTCCGCGAATCTCGCGCATCGCATATTTAACTTCACCTGATTTCTCATCTTTGATCGGTGCCAGCGAGTAGTTATAGCCACAGCTGATCTCGTCCATGGCTCCGGTTTCGATATAGCCGATTAGCCGGGAATCCTTGATAACGAGGTCAGCAACTAAAGCCTGTTCGCCGTTGGGCAGGACATCGCCCTTCCGCACGTTTTGCGCATGGCCTAGGTTGTAAGTTCGGTCATTGTCAGGTGTCAGAAATTGCGGAGGGTGAGGGCTCGTAATTGTCTTGCCTTCGAAACTCGCGATGGTCGCAGGATCGAATACTTCCTTTGCATCCCGGTAAACACTGATTGGTGTATTCGGCGGAACATCTTGCAACTGCAATTCTGACGCTTTGTAAATCTGATATCCGGTGCGTGCAACAGGGATTCCGAGCGCGACCAAATATCCTTCGGCTGTCTTAGCCCGATGCGTGCTGATGCGATCAGCATGGAATGCTTGTGCCAATTGTTTTTAGGGGGAAGGCTAGACTTTGGTTCTTACTTCAGAGGACAGTTCACGTTTGGTAATTTCGCTCTGCACTTCTCGAGCCGTAGCGCGAACAAATGAACCGCTCGGCGCGATGCGATACCACGTTCCAGCTACCGCGACGACAGAACCGGGAACGTTAAATTCAGGCCTAAGAATTCGCATGCTCTGTTTCTACGGCGCTTGCCTTAGCGGCAGAGGACGACTCGGGCACATCGCCTTTGCCGCCAGGTAGCACTTCATGGTTGCCGCTGGCCCAATTGAGCACGGCATCCCCAATTTCAGTTGAGAATGCAATTACGTCCGTTCCGTTGAGTTGTTTCATAGGGGTCACTGTTGTACGTATACGAAGTTCCCCTGGATCGACGGAGTAGTGCCACCACTTGTTAGACAGAGTTCTCCACTAAGAGCTCCTGTGAGCAGTGCGGGACCGTCCCCTGACAATCCAAAGAATGTTCCCGTTGGCGGTAGATAGGTCCCGCTCTGGCTTGTCGCTCCCGTGTCGCAAGCTGTGCTTACTTTTGTTCCGGTCTTGAATAGGACACTTGGGGCTGTACCAGCTACGGTGCTTTTGAATGCGCAGAGATAGACTGTCTTTCCCGTAACAGCGGGGACTAGCTCTGTAGTCGTTGCGGTGCTGATGTTGAGCACTCCGAAGCTTTTGGCAATGCTCGGGTTCTCGCAAGGATCGCTACCAGTTGGGTAGATGACTGTGCTTCCGGTGGGACCGACTTGAGCAAAGCTGATTGTGGCAAAAAGAGCGAACAGCAAACTGAATGCAAATTTCTTCATCTGTGAATTCTCCTTATGCCGCAAGCGGCTGATGTGTGTTACCAATTCGTTGAAATTGTGCGAGCGTCATGGAATAAATACGATTCCCGAAGTACACCCGATGCGGCCATGACACTTGGTCAAATCGCAATAGGGGCTCCGCATAGCATCGGCAGTTTGGCGCGTCTCCAGCGTTGTAGTGACCTAAATTTGATTTGTCTCCAGCAAGTTGTTCAGGAGAAGGCGGTGCAGTCCAGCCGATTAAGACATCAGCCATTCTTTGATGACTAAGCCTCACTCGCTGGTCAGAGCTTGTTCTCCATACATACCAATTTAGGTCTAAGTCTTCCGCTCGCGCCCGGGTGAGAGCGGAGCTGGCTTTACTCGTTTCTGTGCGGGCAATCAGCTGAGCCTTCCAGCGGGATACGTAATTCAGTTCGGCACGAATCGTTGTATCTGAGATTCTTTCCCCAGCGACGGATGCGCGTGAGATAGTCGAAATAACTTGCTTAGCGACATCCAGGGGTAGCGACTTAATGAGTTCCGCATTGCTCATTACCAGTTCATTGAAGCGGTGGCCTACCTTGCCGGTGAGCTCAGCCTGTAGAGCTTTATAGATGCGCTGACCGCCCATGACTTTACTGGCTTGCTTCCAGTTCCGTGCATTCGAGATGTAGGCCGATCCAACCATACGCCGTGAAATCAACAATGCTGCTTGCTCTATCCATTCCCCTGCGTCAAAGAACATGTGACCATTAGCAACATTGCTTAAATCGGCTACTCGAAAGGCACGTTCTAATAGTCGATAGAGTTCACGCGAGTAAGAGATGACGCTACGATTCGTAGGCTGCCAGGAATGAGTGCTCACGACAAAATCACGCCATCGCCATCTCAGAATCAACCGTGAGCTTGGTGCCCCTATTACCTAAAACCTTAGCCGCAAAGTCTCGCATTGGAACGGCATCCAGCGAACGGAAGAAGTCGGGACTGCTGTAGTTCTGCAGAAACGCCTCTATTGCAGTTCCAGCCGATGGAAAGCCGAGCATTACTTTGTCTTCATCGTAGGCACCCGTCAGCGGATCTTGAGTATGAATGACATAAGCGTGACTCGCAGCTTCAAAGGGCCCGACAAAACAATCCACTGCGTCTCCATCGACGCCTTCGGAACGAAGAATGTAGCCATATGGATAAGTCATAGTGACCATCCACTCTTGGCCTCTGGCATTCACGCCGCGGCGAATTGAGCCTGCTGGATTCTCAATAACGATGTCCAGTCCTGCGAAATGATATTCCAGCACCGAATCCTTGGCCTTCTTCGGCTTGCTATTTGGAGTCTTTGGGATCTCGCCTTTACCCGTAGGATTGTCTCCTCCGATAGATTCTTCGCCCATCATCTCCATTGGGCTCATGACATCGTCGTCGGCCTTGGAGATCATGTCGTCTGTGATATTCGTCTCTTCTGAGATCGCTTTGTATTCTTTCAGGGCTGTCTTCCTACCATAGATCCCGGCGTTAAATCCTTCGACAATCGCTGTACCCTTCTTGGAAGCGAGATCTGCCTGCTCTTCATTACTCAAACTTCGAACCGTATTAAATTGCCAGTCGAAGTCATCAGGGACATGCCCCAATTCGCTCATGGCAATCACGGGGAATAGCTTCTTCAATTGCGGATTTAGTTCTCGCTTCTGTTTCTGGCCAATGAGGTCGTAATAAATATGCTCGTCGCCTTCGCCAGTCTGCCCCAGTCCGGTGACCGAGCGTCCAAATAAACGACTCATTGGTATTTCACAAGCCCCGCAAATATCCAGCATGAACGAGACATAAACATCATTGATTCCGTTGAATCCGTACTGATGAGTCTCGAGACCGCCTTCTTCTGGCAGAACCATAAGACCCTGATTCGACATCAAGTGAGTCTGAGCTTGGAGGGTGGTATAGAAGTTCTGCAGGGCTTGCTGGCTCTTGCCGATACCGCTTAATGCTTCGGACAGCCCCTTCTGCTTTAGAGCTAAGATATTCGCGCGGAAGATCAGGCTGGCAATATTCCAGCTGGTGTTATCTCGCTTCTTCAGTTCGTCATAGATGACTTCGTACTCAGAAATACCCCAGCGTTGTTCAGCTTGCCATTCCCATTGAGGTAGAGATCGTCCTGTAAACCGCAGCACGCGCGAGGCATGAACGTCGTAGGATGATGCCGTCTCGGTTGTTATGCGATAACTGGCCGGCAGTCCAAATTCCTCAGGCCGTGTGATGTCATTGCAGACCTCTGCGCTGGGTGTAATTCCACTCCAGCGATCAAATACGAGAAGGCCCTTATACCCATGCAGCGGAACTTCTTCGAGCTGTAATGGCTTACTCAGATCATCTTCGCCTTCGATAATCATGATTGCCCCAGCTCCGCCAAACAACCGCGCCCACTTAATGGCGGTTAGAAGCTTTTCTTGAGTTCCCGTCGCATCAATGGCTCGGTCAAACTTGTCTATCTGTTCTGGCTTCAGTTCGGAAACAACTTGAATCCAGTTTTTTAGCATGTCCTCTGCGATACAATCGATCACTTTACGGGCAATCCAATTGCTCCGGTAAAGCGACTGCATGAGGATGTAATTTCTGGTTAGCCTGGTAAGTGGATACTGTGAGCCCTCGAGTAAATTGCTAGTTCCAAAGCCCGTGCGCGCCAGAGCGTTTGTGAACGCATCCATAGCGCGTGTCCCATCTTTCTGGGCGGATTGCCAGTCCATAAACTGCTGGGCTGAGAATCTAGGCTTGCTGGAAGGAGCTATGCTGAAGGAACCCATAGAAAAGGCTTAAAGCTTGGGGTAGTCGATGATTCTCGCTTTGGTATCTATCAATGAAAACGCCAAGTAGACGTAGCCTGCATCGTCATAGACAAGGAACGTTCCTGTAGTGAGCATAACCATTTTCATCGGCAACCCAGATTTACTAAAAAAGCAAAAGCTGCCTTGGATGTAGGATTGATACTGTTCTGGAATGCGCGTGCAAGGTGGCATCTTAAGCGAAAGCGAAGACCATGTAGTCCCCGCATCACCAGTAATAGTGCCTGTTCCCGAACCCTCTTGCGTCCAAGCGATACTAGCAAGGAATAGCAGAAGAGCCAGCAATCTCACTACTTCTTCACCTCAGCAATCGGAGTGAAGTCTAAATCCTTACTCAGACCAAACTTCTTCCCCTTGTACAGAAAGAATCCGTCCTCTTGCTTCACTTCAGAGAACGCTGAATTCACAGCTTTAGTCAGAGCTTCTTGCGCTTTCGCGAAATCAGCATCGGCCTTATCTTTGGCGTTTTTGGCTTCGTAGAAGTCCACTTGAGCTGCACGCACAGCCAATTTCTGAGCGTCTGTCAGTTTAGGAGTTTCAACGGTAGTTGCAGGCTTGGCTGGATCGGGAGTCTTGGCTTCCGTTGCAAATGCGGAAAGACTCAGAAATAGAGAGAAAATTAAAATTGATACGAGTTTCATAAACTGCCTTTCACGCTTGGCCCATTGACACATTGTTTAGGCTCCAGCGACCACCAACAAGAAATCCCATTCCGATACGCACGCTGCCGAGGTACAACCATCCATTCCCGAGCAACCAAGCCCAGCTAACGGTATCGTTCATTTCGTTATTACCCAAAGAATTCCGATCAACGTTGCTGTAGAAGCTGCGAGCAGGATCACTACTGCTCGACGATAGGCAAAGTCACTCATGCCGCTAAGCGCCAAGATGCAATCTTCGTTTTCACTACGTATCGTTTAGCATCGCAGCAATCGTCGCCTTTTTTTAAGGGCTGTTCGACCCCGCGGAGTTTAGCTTTTTGATCCCACACGTAAGTTGCGATTCCAGCGAGAAGATGTTTGCACCGTCGATGCACCCGAATACGCTTCAGGTTCATCATTGAGCAGACCATCTTTATGCCATCTAGCACTTCATTGTCTGCATCAGTGAGCCATATGCCGCGCTGGATAAGTTCTGCTCGAAACGATGCGCATTCTGGGGGAAGGATGACTTGGGCATTAGGAGCGTCTTTCAGGAATTCTTCTAGATCATCGGCATATTCACGATCAGTCTTCTGCGATCCGCCCAACATCTTGCCGGTCGCATCATCCATTTCAAGATTGTTTGAATCCCAGAAATACTCTCTGTCAAACCAGAGCGTTGTGCCATCGTCAAGCACATCCAGGTAAACCTGCGGGTGGTCCACACCGCAATCCGTTCCGATATAACGCTCAACATGCCCGTGATTAGGTACGCGCAGGCCTTCAGGTGCCGTTGAATCGTCGTATAGTAAATCTTCCGACCAGCAATCTTTATAGATCGATCCTTCAGCCACAACCCAGAGCCCGAGGACGAATCTCTGATAATAGACGCCCTTATAAAGCATCTTGAGATAAGAGCGGTAGGCGTCATTGGCTTTCTTGCCTTCAGGGGTATAGTCGCTCTTACCAGTGATATTGGGGTTATCGTAGAGATCAAAATGCTCCGACCAGATTTCACCTTTTGCACGAAGCTCTGCATTGTCAAGTAAGTCTGTCTTAACGTAATGCAGAGGCGAATCTGGGTTAGTGGTTGCATAGAATCTCGCCCCATCGGGCGACATGCGGTTAAGCATCATACGGACAAAGCTGGGAGGAATAAGAACCAATTCATCCCCGACAGCAATGCCGACAGTTAGCCCCCGTACATACTTCTCAGATCCTTCATCCTTGGCCCCGATAACGAGCCATTTGACGCCGAGGATATAAAGTTCACCGGTTTGCCGATTGAAGCTGTAATTGTGTGCGCCGAGAAGATCGAAAAGATCAGAGAGGACATTGTTGTAAATGGTTTGCTTGGAGACTCCGAATATGACCCGATGTCCTTGAACTTTATATGCACAAAGCGTCAGGATCTTCGGAATCATCGCCCACGTTTTAGCTGAGCGAACCGAGCCTTCTAATATGTTTATTCTTCGATCATCCCTCGGATCTCTTAAGCAAAACTTGCGGGCTTTTTCGCCAAACGGTAGAACTCTTCGTTCCTGCTGTAGCTGTTCCTGAACGGCCATTTACTGCTTCGGAGTCTTGAGCGCTTCCACAATTTCATTGAGCCGATCTGTTTTTTCGGACGGCTTATCGTTGAACAACTGGAAATGCTTTCCAAGAAGCTCCGCGCCCTTCAAGACAGCAAGCGAATCGAACCGATATGCCGGGACGAGTTTTGAATGGTCTTTCTCGCATCCCTCTGTGCAATTTTCATCATGCTCGCCAGCGACTTCTATGAATACTGGATTGCCTTTACGATCTAAAACCGGTTCAGCTTGTCGGCAACGTTCGATTGTTTCCTTGATTGTTGCGAGAACATATTCCGCTGAAATATCGAGTTTCTTGCCATGCTCTGCTGTTTGCCGTGCTATTTCCTCTTGAATTTCAACTTGCTTCAACAACCTCGACCCAGCTGCGTAGGCTGTTTTCTCACTAAATCCCGCTCCCTTGGCAGCGTTTGTAGCGTTTCGTGTCTTATCAGCTAGAAGGAGTTTTACGAATAAAGCGCGCCTCGCAGTTAACTTTTTCTTGCCCTCGCATAACATTCATCTACTCAGATCACCTGTCCGAAACGCTTCAAGCATGGACTTGGACTACCTTCAGTATGGACGTACTCGCCATCACAATCGACATTAGGCGTGAGCGCCGCTGGAATGTGCATTACAGGTTCCGGTTCGAAGTTAACTACTTTTGTTCGCATACAGCAGGCGTTTAAAAACAAGGAGGTTACTAGAATGAATAGGGGCTTAGGTAATCGAGCGAATTGCTTGTGAACGATGAAGTCCTAGCCCCTTTCGGCCACGGTTAAGCTGTGGCTCAAACTCTTACTTCAATATGGGCGTCAACCGGGAAATGCGCCCAATCCTGCTGACTCCCAAACACACTTCCATCACGCGAACGCCCTCTTATATCGACATGCGGGTAACCAAGTCCTAGCGAGCATGGGCGACCAGGTGGAAGTAATTGAGGAATCTTCACCACTTTGGGACCAGCTGGCACGCGGTACTTCTGCTTAATGCCTGCCCACGCTAGGTCTGTGACGAGATGGATTGCCTTCAGCGTCACGCCATCGGGCTTGCAAAGTTTCTTGGCATACCCACCAGCTACCACCAATGCAGCCAATGTGCGATTAGCTTTGTGGGCAGGAGTGTCGATGCTAGGGTCTTGAACCTTAGTAAATACTTGAATAGCCATTTTTGGGGACAGTGATTCCGCTTTTGGGAGCGCGGATTGGAATTTACTTGCGTCCGGCAGCGCGATACAGCTTTTTAGGTAGGGAATCTAAGGTGATATCTATGACAGCATTTCAGGAATGTCAAGAAGGAAAGTTGCTGGATTGGTTATTTGTTTTGCGCCTGCCCCAACTTTGAGCCCAGAGCTGGGATCTCTTCTTGCTACATTCGCGGCAACGTCTCGACTTGCCGGCAGGCTTCAGCATCTCCTGCTTCCGAAAGCACTGAGGATGTTTAAGTCCTACTTTGGGCCCACAGACTGAGCAGAATAACCAGTTGCTCTTGTCCTCACTCATTGGCAAGATTACCTTCACGAAACAGCGAGGCAAGTTTCGCTCCCCATTTCCGTAAATCTCCACGATTCCAGCACGGCGATGTACAGCGTGCGCACCGCTCTGGAGCTTCCGACTTGCGCGATAGCCATCGATGTCCGCACTTCTGACAATCACAGAGCCACAGTCCGTCTTGGTAAGTTGCTGGCATATCCTTATATATGCAGCCGTTCTGCATTTGCAGCGGACCTGCATTTGTGTTCCCACGGGAACATTCAAATGGCACTCTACGTTCCAGGCTTATTCTGTTCACCCGCTGAGATCAAGGCGTCATCAACTAGCTTCGGATCTGCTGGGCCCATTACATCTCCGTTTGAATCCACAAAGAAAGTGCCTTCACAGCAGACCATCACGCAGCCTTCAGCGGTCCCAATGAACCAAGTAGCGTCGGGAGGGAATCCGCCACTCAGTGCCTGTTTCATGTGCTCCACAGCCATGCGAAACTGACTTTTTGTGGGCTCACTCATTGGCTCATCCTGTGGCACCAGTGGAGCTTGCCGTCAATGCTTTCTTCCAGAGCGCGGGAAGGATCGGAGCAGGTCCATTCGCGCCAGCCTTTCATGTCCTTTTTTAATCCGGGCCGATCCTGCCTCACTGCGGGAACATCAATGGGTGATTGGTCAGGAATTCCAATACTTGCCATTGGGCCCAAATGTAGCTCGCCGCTATCGGGCATCGGCGGCTCTTTGCTTGGCTCTTGCACCGCAGGGACATCAACCGGCTCTGGCTTTGGCGTGTAGTAGCCCACTTTACCGTCTTGGGAAATTTGACCGATGTAGTTCTGGATCTTAAACGGCTTGTTGTCTCCTATACTGAATGTGTGATCGAATTTCATAGGCTGCGCTTCCATTCTCCATGAGGGGTAGGGATGAAGAGAGATTTCAGGTGAAAACCAGTCTGAGCGCAATCGGGCGTAGATTGGGTCAGAGCAAATCAGCCCGCAATCCTTCCACTCCTCTTCCGTCCAGATCGTTAGCCCGAGTTTGGTGATGGCATCCAGCCGATCTTTAGCTTCAACTGTTTCAGGCAGTAGGCCGTCTGTGGTCACATGGAAAGTGTGCAGCTTCTTTGGTTTGGCAGAGACGCCATTACCCTGCATCGACACTATGGATGATTGGTCAGAAGGAGACCAGACCGAGTCAGGCGTACCGTTGCCCCCTGTTTGCCCACCAAAGGCCATGAGTAGAGACAGCAATAAAATGTTCATGATTCTTTCCCCACATTCTCAGCTAGGATTAGCGCGTTCTTAACTGCGTCGAGCGGAGACTTTCCATAGCACATCACTCCGGGAATTTCAGGGATTTCACAAATCCATCGCCCATCGGATTCGTGCTCAAGTTCTAGAGTGGTTTGCTCGCGAGAGTACACAGGATGCTCTTTCTTGTCCCGCAACCACCCCCACTCTGCAAGTGCGGCAATGGAGACCAGCCAGATTGCCCACATTTCCAAGCGAGTCTTATCACAATCACCGATGAGTAGAGACAGCAATAAAATGTTCATCGAATCTCCTTGAGGGCTTCAGCCTTTCGCAGCAACCGCTTCTCGTCTTCCCACCTAGAACTGTAGCGGCCTAGCACCGCAATACCGATAAGAATAGCTGCCGGAATTAGCTCACTCCATTGATGCGGCGGTAGAGACAGAATTGCTAAAGAGGTCATCATTAACCTTTCTGTTGCGAAGAAGTGTCACTCACTGTTGCAGTCTTGGTGACAGCGGATGGACTTTTCGGTAAGGACATCCAGTGCGTAACTGCTTCCTTCGGGACAACATCATCGTCGAATCCCGGCCATTCCCAACAATCCTCACAGAAGCGTGCACAAGTAAATTGCACTACGCCATTGATTACCACTAAGACGAATGCGCCGAATGGAGGCTCTTTCTCTTTGACGCTGATCCAGTTGGGCGAAGAAGTCTCAGGGGATGGAGCAGCCCGATATGCGTCAGCCGCTTTTCCAAGTTCGATCACCGTTAGTCCGAAGTTTGTCACGGTTTTAGCTCTGGACACGCAATCGAGGCAAACATACACGCCAGTGGCCGCGTCTATCACTTCGGGCAGATGCGTCTCCTTCGCCATATCAGCCTCGTAACCGCAAATTAAGCAAGTAGTCGGCTCTGTGGGTGGCATCTCTCCCTTGGAGGGCACAGGTTCAGATTTCATCGTCATCCTCCGTTGCAGCTTTCAGAAACGGGGCAAGTAAATCTAATTGGCACAGCCTGTCAGCATCGACACCGCATTTCAGCGCAGCGAAATGGATCAACAATAGATAATCGTTACGGAATCGCCGCAACAAATCGTTCGGCATACAAATGGTCGGATTTCCAAGAGCAACATCCGGCAGGTTGGACTGAGTGAATGGATTATTTCTTCCAGTCACCATCTGATGCTCTTGAATAAATCGCCGCATTTTCACAGCAGACTGTTCTTCCGGCTTGGCCTCTTCTGGGGAAACTACGGGTACAGCTGGGAACGGATCAGGGTTGAGCGGAACTGCTTTGTTTGTCCTACGGGCACCCATGCTTTGCAAGTCAGGACGCCACCCGCAAACTGAGCACACCTTGGAGTCCGGGTCTAGGACGGCTCCGCAATCATCATCGTGGTAGAACTCCCAATGCCCGTCTATCACGGCTTGAAAGCTAAACGGAACCAGCGTCTCGCTCTTGTCTCCGCTCATCTCTTCAGTCCTTCCTGTCTGGGCTCAGCCGATCAGCAACTTCAGCCATTCGAGTTTCGTGGTAAAACTGGAACAGGGCATGCCCAAGATTAAGTTCTGGCTTAGTCGGCGCGGCATCCCCTTGACAAAGCTCGTACATCAGCTTGCACGTTAAATCCTTGAGTCGATCTGATTTCTCGGTTGCCATATTCCTCTCTTTCCTAACCCTTTTACTCTCAAGATTCAGCCCGCAAACAGCAGCTAGACGGATGATCCCTGCCCTCCATCAGCAGCGCGACGAATACTTAATGCAGCGATCATTCTTGGCGTCATATTGAAGGCCCATTGCATCGCACCAGTATTTGACCGTGTTTTGTGCTCCAGCGGTTGGGTCCACATATTCCTTTGCGATTCCTTTATAGGGCCGCCAGCGTAGGTATGCCTCGTCGGCAGCTCCACGACGTGGTTCATTAGCGTTCTGCCAACCCCCTGCAACGAATCTAAAAATCCCGTACGTTGGGGCTACTCCATACCTGTTCTCGATTTCCACAATGGTTCCATCGCGCGGGGCAGAAGCAATAGGTTGCCACGCATTCTCTAGTGGTAATCTCATGTTCGTTCTCCATTCTGATCGGGGGTAGGGACCCGTCTCCCTTGTGTGAGCGTGCGTAAATCTACAGAGTAAAAAGATTTGCGAGATAGCTAATCGCATGAAAGTCAAATCAAAGCATGTTGCAATTCAGCTTCATCAACGAGATTGAGCAGTCCGTTTCGCTTGTCGCATTCCGCTTGCGCTTCTTCGCGGCTTGCGAACAGTTCGTTCTCTCGCCACACCTGCCCCGAACCGACACCCGTAGAGTCGATCATGTAATTATGTTGAATAGGCTCTTTTGCGTAATCGCAGAATCGCGTGTCTACGTAGACCGGGGCGACTTGGCCTACGATGCCGTGACAGCTTACGTAGTGCTTTTCGCCTGACCATATTGGATGAGCCGATTTGCCGTTACATTTAGGGCAGACGAATTCTTCCGTTCCGATGGTGATCTTTCCCGTCTTGCCGCAAACCTCACAGGCTATGATTCGGTAGACGCCCTGATGCCTAATTGCCCAAACGGTTTGACCCAAATCAAATCTAGTTTCAATTTTCATGCTTTCCCCTCTCTAAGTAGAAGTTAAGACCCTGATTTCGTTTCCTTCCCTGTGGCGAAAGAGATGCTTCGGCTAATTTGCGGATCGGCTGCAAGTAGAACGAAAAGTCTTGTGGGCAGGGGATAACGCCGCTGTGCATTCCGTGCTCGGCGATGGTGCGTAACGCCTCCTTGAGCCTCTCATTCTCGGCCCTGACACTCTCTACTCCTGACAGGAAGCCTAAAGCTTTATCATGAAGAAATCCGATGCAGGACCAACATGGATCATCTCCACAGCAAGTCCCGTCACAATCGCCGCCGCACCAATACGGGTTATGTCCCGCAGGGCTATGCGGCAAATCCGCCTCTTTAAACTTATTTGCGCTGTCAGCCATTGGAACCCTCACTTAACGCACGATCATATTTCGGAACTTGGCCGTTTGCCCGCATCCACTCACGCACCGTCTCGTTGATTTCCTCTTGCGAAATTCCGTCGAACTTATGTGGGCATTCATCAACCGATCTGCAATTACAGGTGTCAGCCATCGGAACCGTCCTTAGCCAGCATATTTTTCTCGTTCTTCTTTCAACCGTTCGATTGACCATTTAGCGTGCCGAATATTAGCCTCTTCGAGTTCAATCTTGTAATCGATTTGGGCAAGGACTTTCTCAGTTGTGGGCGAGGCCGATTTGCGTATCCAATACGATCCGCTTCGAGCACCCAACGGGATAGCCAGCCAGTCGCTATCCTCAAACCTGTCGCATTCGTCGCGGGTCGATTTCCGGAACTCGTCTAGGTCGCCCAAGAATTCGGCAGGCTCCAGATCCTCCGGGGAAATGCAGTGCATCTGCGGATCTTGCCAGTACGTATCTGTCGCAATCAGACCCTTGCCCCATGGAATTGTGATCGCTATCCCATGACGGCACCAAGACGGGCCAGCATAGCGAAATAGCATGTTTGGCTTCAGTTGTTGCGTTGTCTCAGCCATTGAAAGCTCTCTCCTTAGAGGATTCACCCGGTTTGTATTCCTCCCAGATGAGGCTGTCATGCATCCAATTGCAAGCGCGTAACAGCTTCCCTCCCTCTACATCCTGAATCATTGCTATTCCGGGGTTGAATTCTGCAAATTTCTGATTCGCTTCGCCCTTGGCTTCCTGAAGGGAGTCATAGAAGCCCTGAACGGTATTTGTCGCGGATCGCTCCGCTATATCAAAATGGACAAGAATCAAGGCGAAACGCTTTTTGCGGAGCGGGTGATTAAAAACCCATTTCACTTCCTGACACTGATGCTGGGGGTAGCTCATTTACTTTTTCTCCTCGTGGGCCTCAAGCCATTGTTTTTCCATGCGTCCGGCACACAGAAGGGCTTCGATGATCTGCTCATCTCCTGGCAAATTCTTACCTAAACCAATCCGCAGCTTAACCCACGTCCGAATTGCCGTTGGAGCTGCCACGTCACGAGCCAATAGTACGAACGTCATCTCGTCGTCCTTGGCGCGGCTCATGCAACTGTTCGGATTCGTCAATTCTTCACGTTTAATCATTTCTTCTCCTCAAGAGATGCCGTGTTTTTGAGGGCATTTCGCCGTTTTAGCTTTTGGTCTGCGAGTGGCTGTTACCCACAATTCGTGTCCGCACTTCAAGCTGAGGCACCAGCGTTGGGCATTCATCGGAGATTGATGTACAGCTATGATCTGCGTAGTTAGTGCGTCAGTCGGCATTATCAGGTCCTTTCTGCTCGACTGATGCCACAGGTGCGCTCATTGCGGATTGGATTGCCTCCGACACTGA